ACACTAGAGGGAAACCGAACTAGTGTAACTACTAAAAAATAAACTAATAAAATACTAAACTAATAAAGGAGTAAATAGTATGGACAAACAAGTCGTAAAAAAGAATAGTGCAGGTGCACTAGCTTCTGTAAACCTAAGAGCTGATTCAGGTAAAGGTGCAGAAGAAATTAAATCAGATGACGTATCAACACCGATTCTGAAAATCTTACATCAACTATCACCAGAGTGTAACTCAAGAAGTGCAAAACACGTTGAGGGAGCTGAACCTGGAATGATCTATTCTAATAGTTTTGGAGAACCAATTGATGGTACCAAAGGTATGGAAGTCATTGTAGCACATACACAGACTAGATGGCCAGAGTGGCAAGAGATGGGAGATAGTCCGTCAGCACCAGTTGGAACACATTTAACTCCACCTGCTGATGCACAAGAAGAAATGAGAGGAATCAAATATAGATTATCTAATGGTAATTATATTGAGAAGACTATGTATTTCTTTGTTGTTGCAATGGTAGATGGTGCGCCAAGAAAAGCGGTGATCACAATGAGATCATCTAATCTTACACCGGCAAGAAAACTAAATGATCTGATTTCTAATTTAAGAATAACAGATGATAAAGGTTCTTTTCAACCGGCAGCATATTCTGCAATATTTAAATTACAAACTGCAGAAAAAAGTGCGGGAGATAAAACTTGGCATGTATACAAACCATCATTTGTTAGAATGTTAGATGTATCTGATCAAAAAGATGCAGCATTATACAAAATAGGTCAAGAGTTTCAAAAACAAGTATCATCAGGTTCTAGTCAACCTAAGTATGAGAAAGTTGAATCAAACTCAAAAGATATTATCTAGTTTCCCATTGGGAAAGATAACACACTGGCTAAGTGAAAAGAAGGCGGCAAAGGGAGACTGGAGCCGCCTTCAAAATAAAATGGATAGGAATATATGAAAGAGTACATAGAATATTTTAGTGGTTTAAAAAGAAGTTATGGTGTCTGTAAAATAGATGAAGGACATATAGATCCGGAAACAGGCAAAAAGAAATGGAAACATGAATGGACTAAAACTCCAGTTACAGATCAAGATTATGAAGACCATATCAAAGGTTTAAAATCAATCGGTATACAACCTTGTACTGATGAAGGTATGGCAAGATTTGGTGCAATAGATGTTGACCAATATCCAATAGACAGAAAATTTTATCTTAAAGTCATCCAAGATAAAAACCTACCAATCATACCTATCCTATCTAAGAGTGGTGGATTACATTTATATGTATTCACCACTCGATTGGTAAAGGCGAAAGAGATAAGAAATTTTTTAGAAGAATTATTATTTGTATTTAAATTACCACAAGCTACAGAAATATTTCCTAAACAAACGCAGCTAAGATCTATTGATGGAACATTATCAAACGGAAACTTTATTAATTTACCTTACAATGGTGAAGATAGAAAAGCATTGAACTTAGATGGTAGTCTGATGCCTTTTCAAACATTTGTAGAAGTAGTTAAATTAAATTTAGTTGATCCTAAAAATTTTAAAACAGTAAAAGAAGATTTAGTTAGTCAAGAATTAAAAGGTGGTGGAGAAGAATTTGAAGATGGTCCACCATGTTTACAAAAACTTACTAAAGAACAAATGACATTTACAGATGGTAGAGATAGATTTTTATATAACTACATGGTGTTTGCTAAAAAGAAATACGTAGATAGTTGGAAGAAAATGGTATTACAAGCAGGTAGAAAATATTTTTCTTTTGATGAACATTGGACAGATGATCATATTAAAAAGAAAATAAGTAGTTGGGAAAAACAAAATAAAGGTTTTACATGTAGTGATTCATTAATTGCAGATGTTTGTATGAAAGCAGTATGTATGAAAAGAAAACATGGTGTTTTATCAGATGGTAAGGCTAGTTATCCTGTTTTAAGTAATTTACAAAAAATAAATATAAAACCTAATCCAGAATGGAAAGTAACGGTAGAAGATGAAGAAGGTGAAACGGTACAATTACATATAAAGAATACATATAAACTTACTAATCAAGCAGAGTTTAAAAATGTTTTATTTGAACAAGCTCATGTTATGGCACCAAGTATCAAGAAACAGGATTTTGAAACCATAATTAAAATGTTGAGTACACCAAAAGATAAAATAGAAATCATAGAACCTGCAGAAGGTACAAGTCCATTGGAGATATTGAAGAAGTTATTATTCAAACATATATTCGGGGCTCAGGCAACAAGTCATTCATCATTTGAAAGTGGCAGACCTTTAGTTGAAGAAAAGTTTGCATGGTTTGTTTTTGATAAATTTTTTGACAAATTAAAAAATGAAGAATGGAAATATGATGCACAAAAAACTTCTTATATGGTATCACATGAATTATTTGATCATAAAGATACAGATGAAGATAAAAAAGTTTTATTTGGTAAACCAAAAAGATTTCCTGGTAAAGACAGTAGTGGAGAATACTTTAAACCAATCAGAGTTGTAAGAATTCCATTACATATATTTGAACAACCAGAAGAAATTACTGAAAATATAGAAATGGAAGATAAGGACGATATTATATGATTTATAAATATTATGGTCCACCTGGAACTGGTAAAACATATCGTTTAATATCAAGAGCAAAAGCATATCATAGAATAGGAACGCCTTTACATAAAATAGGTTATTTTGCATTTACAAAGAAAGCTGCATTAGAAGCAAAAGAAAGAATGCCCGCAGAAAACAAAAAATTAATTTACTTTAAAACTTTACACTCACTAGGTTTTGAATGTTTGAATGTAAATAAAGATGATGTAATGCAACCTTATCATTACGAAGAATTTGGTAAGTTATTAAATCTACAAGTTAAATATTACGACAGATATAACAAAGAAGAATCACATTATTTAACATGTGATAATCCATATTTTCAAATTATACACAGAGCTATCAATAGATGTACAACTGTTAAAGAGGAATTTAATTTAGAAGAACATGATCCAAAAAATGTAGAATGGTCACAGTTAAAACATATAGATGATAATTTAAAAATTTATAAAGAAAAGAAAAAACTTTTAGATTTTAACGACATGATAGATATGTTGACAAAACAATCAGAAAAATTACCAGACTTTGATGTTATATTTATTGATGAAGCTCAAGATTTATCACCACTACAATGGAAGTTGTATGACATTTTAAAAACAAAAACTAAAGATATTTATTTAGCAGGAGATGATGACCAGGCTATATTTGCATGGGCTGGTGCAGATGTAAAAAGATTTATTGAAGAACCTGCAAAAGAAAAGGTTTTAAAATATTCAAAAAGAATATCTAAAGCAGTGCAAGAACAATCTATTGTACCTATAAACAATATTGTAGGTATTAGAAAATTAAAACAATATTATCCAAGAAACTTTGAAGGTAAGTGTGAAGAGATAAATGATATAGATGAAATAGATTTATCAACTGGTAAGTGGTTAATATTAACTAGAACTATATCCAGGTTATTAAAAATACAAGATAAGCTAATAGAAAAAGGTTTATATTTTGAAAGTAATAGAGGTAAAAGTGTAAAGGTTAGAATGTATAATGCATCAAATAATTATAGAGACTGGTGTAATGGTAAAGAATTAGCAGAGGAAGAAATAAAAGACATAAAAGATTTTACCGGTGATGTAAAATGGAATGCAAAAGAAAATTGGTTTACCGCATTTAGATTAGCAAAAGATGAAGACAAAGAATATTTATTACATGTTTTAGAAAATGAAGAGAATTTAGAAAAACCTGCAAGGATATGGTTATCCACTATACACGCAATTAAAGGTGGAGAACAAGACAATGTAATTCTATGTTTAGATATGGGTGATAAAATCATCAAAGCGATCAAAAGAAGTCAAGATAAAGAAGATGAAGAACATAGAGTTTGGTACGTAGGAACTACAAGAGCACGTAACAATTTATATAAACTAAAAGCAAAAATAACTAGGAAAGGATATCAGTTATGACAAGTAAAGATATATTTGATGGAGCGTTTCCACAAGATAAACAAATAGGAGGGAGTCATTACAAAGACTTTCACATTCAACCGTATGAATTTATTTCAAAAAATAATCTATCGTTTTTTCAAGGAAACGTTGTGAAGTATGTGTGTAGATATATGAATAAAAATGGAATACAGGATTTAGAAAAAGTAATTCATTATTGTGAATTAGAAATTAAAAAAATGCAGGACATGAAAAAGAAAAAATGAGAGACATAGACTTACAACTAAATATTTTTACTGGTGATGTTGATGTTATATCTCCAACACAAAAAGGTGTAAAGTATTGTAATAGTTGTAAGAAAGATTTACCTGTAGAAAAATTTGGTTATTGGTGGTCCGCATCATATGGAAAAGAAAAAAGAAATGGATCATGTAAAGAGTGTGTTAAAAAAAATACCAACCTAATAAAAATATTAAAAAATGAAGCACCACCTAAACCAGATAAGTGTGACTGCTGCGGCATAACTGTAGAAGAATTAAAAAGAAGAGGTGACAATAGAGAGTATGGTGGTTTTCAATTAGATCATGATCATGAAACAAAAAAATTTAGAGGATGGGTTTGTCATCTTTGTAATCAAGGTATTGGTAAGTTAGGTGATGATTTAAAAGGAGTTTGTAAAGGTGTACTTTACTTATCAAAAAATAATGTTAATAAGGTAATAGAAATTTTGAATGAATTAAAGAAATGTTAGCTGAAGCAGATTTATTAACCTTTACACTTTGGACAAGTCTTTTGTTTTTTAAGTGGCAAAAATTAATTTGGAGCATATTATGATAGTACCACACACTGAATGGGTAATGCCTAATGAATACCCTGATTTAAGAAATGCAGAAGAAATAGCAATTGACTTAGAGACAAGAGATCCTGATTTAAAATCAAAAGGTTCTGGTTCTATTATTGGTAATGGTGAAGTTGTAGGTATAGCTGTTGCTGTTGATGGATACAAAGGTTATTTTCCAATAGCTCATGAACAAGGACCAAACTTAGATCGTAAAAAAACTTTAGAATGGTTTAAAGATATTTGTGCATCACCTGCTACAAAAATATTTCACAATGCAATGTACGACGTATGTTGGATTAGAAATTTAGGTATAAAAATCAATGGTTTAATAGTAG